TTTGGTCACGATTATCATTATAAGGGTGTGAATGACGGTTATGACGACAAGGACGACTTTGCCTATGGACGACATGAAGAGCCAATTGAAGCAGCACAGGCGGGTCATGAAGAGGAGGAGGAGAAGCCCGTGGATTTAGACGAGAACCCGAACCCCTTCCGTGTTCGCAACGAGAACTACAAGGTGAATACTGGTAAGATGAAGAAGGTCACTTACAAGACTTACGATAAGTGAGCGAAAGTATGAAAATTTTTGTATTTGTGTTATAATAATGGATATAACACAAAAAAAACAACAAGGTCAGGAACTTCGTATTTTTACGAAGGCGTTGAAATGGGGTGATAATGAAATTGAATTGTTAGGAACAGGGTCGCAAGCAGTTCAAAAATACCCGAGTGATTTTGATTTTTTTTCAAGCATCGCCGGCGATCGTGATGCGGGGCGGATGTTCGCAGAATTAGAACGCATTCTAAAACGGGCGGCGGCGACGAACGAAATGACTTTTATTGAATTGAAAGTCCAGCGGAAAAATGGAGATAAGAAGAAGTTTTTTGAGCCGTGGTTCAGTAAGGAGCAGTTTGTAAGAGCAGTCGGCGAACCGAGCGGATTGGATTTTATCAAGATTGATTATGTTGTATTTGTTCGAGAGACGAACGAACTCACCGAATTATCCATCATCTATTCATTTAGCGGAATGCCCCCGATTGAAGACCTTGTCAAGAAGATCAAGAAAGACTACGAATATTATAAGGGGGAGGGAAAAATATATAAGTCATTAAAACGAATGTATTCTATTTACCGTTTGAAAGGACAGAAGGAGAAGTTAGTCCAATTGTCGCAGTTATTTAATAGTGCGACGGGACAGAAATATAAAGCATCAAGCAATCTAAAGGCGATTGAATTACTCGCAGAGCATCGCCCCGACGATCGTGACCTCGAGAAAAAGATACGGGTTAATCTTGATGATTTAGGAAATACCCTCGGGACGAAGATTGATACACTCGCACAGGTGAAGAAGATCAGCGCAAAACTGGATAAAGAGATTGAAGCAGAGACGCGTGAATGGTTGAAAAGCAATAAGAGCGTCTTACCACATTAGATTTTTTCTTGCCATAAATTAAACGAAGACATGAGTTCTACATTAAATTTTGATAAGGTCGGTCGTCCATTAGCAAAAATAGAAGGGGGACAACTCGCCAATAAAATCGTGAGCGTCGCCCCGCAAGAAGAAGAGGGACAAAAACGAACATATAAACATATAGAACTACCGCAAGGGAGCAAGTTCCAACTCGTGCCGAACACTACAAAAGAGCGTGAGATTATTTACATTTGCGGTCCATCAGGTTCGGGTAAATCTACATTTACGAGCAATTATATCAAGGAGTACAAAAAGAAGTTCAAGGGTGGCGACATCTACCTTTTTTCCGCCTTGAGCGAAGATGAGGTGTTAGATAAACACGGTGTAAAACGCATTAAATTATCACCCGCACTCATCACCGATAAACTTACAAGCGCCGACTTTGAAGACGCACTCGTGATATTTGATGATATTGATGTGATTAGCGATAAGAAGATCCGTGAAGCGGTTATAGCGACTTTGAATTCGGTATTAGAGGTTGGTCGCCATTTTAAGACTTATTGTATTATTACGAACCATTTGCCGACCGCCGGTAAAGACACGCGTCGTGTTCTAAACGAAGCGCACGAAATCGTCTATTTTCCGCACAGCGGGTCTATGAAGGGTATTAATTATTTATTGAAAGAGTATGTTGGTTTTGATAATCACGAGATCAAGGCGATCAAGAAACTCAAAAGTCGGTGGTGTTGTATTTTTAAGAACTACCCGCAACTCGCTATGACCGAGCGAAATTTATGGCTACTCGCTGAGGACGGTGAGAGTGACGACGAAGAACATCAAGCGAAAAAACGGCGTGATGCTACCTTGAAGAAAGGTAAAGGGGACTGGCGTGAGGATAGTTCGAGCGAAGAGTGGGATTATAGTGATAGTGACTAGCGGAGCGAAGCGGAGCTGTGGCGGTGGTGGTGGTGGCGACGCTTTTTCAACATATTTTTCCACGGATTTTTCCTAACATAACAAAGCATTTGAATTAATAATCCGTTGGATTTAGATTATTAATTTAGGGATATATTATATATGAAATGACGGCGACTTGCTTGAATGGCGACTGCCTTGAATTGATGAAAGACCTACCAGATAAGTCGGTGGATTTATTCTTATGCGATTTGCCTTATGGGATATTAGGAACTGCGACAGGACGACCGAATAAATTGCTCCGTATGGAGAATGGGGTTGCTACAGGACCGAGTGCCGTGAAGTTCCTTACTTGCCCGTGGGATAAACCGATAGACCTCACCGAGTTTTGGACGCAAGTGAAACGGTTATGTAAGAATGATAAGACACCAGTTCTTATGTTTTGTAATACGAAATTCGGTGTTGATTTAATCACGAGCAACCCTTCATGGTTCCGTTATGATATTGTATGGGCGAAGAACAGGGGGGTCGGCTTCCTTACTGCGAAACAGAAACCGATAGCAGCGCACGAAATGATATATGTATTTTCAAAAAAGGGGTCATTCTACAAAATGATAAAGAATGATACACCCGATAAGAGAGGGTCAATAAGATCACCACAACGAATAAAAACAGGGATATATGCTGGAAACGTTCATGCTGAAACACGAGTGGTTGAAGATGGAAAACGATGCCCCATATCCGTCATTCATTTTAATATGAAACAAGATAAACGCCACCCCACAACTAAACCGATTGATTTACTGAAATGGTTGATTGAGAGATATAGCAACGAAGGAGACACCGTGCTTGATCCAACAGCAGGTTCATTTAATAGCGGTCGAGCGTCATTAGAACTCGGTCGCAATTATATCGGGATGGAAATGAATAAGGAGTTTTATGAAAAGAACAAGATTGAATAATCAAATGCTTTGTTATGTTAGATGATTTTTTTTGAAAATGAAATGAAAATACCATCGCCACCACCACCACACCACATAAAAGTATTATAAAATATTCTATACAATATAATATAATGCCTGTCATCAAATCCATCGTTCAACAAGTATTTACTTATCCCTTTGTGATAAGAGTACAACATCAAATCGCTACACTTACCGAAGCAAGATCATTATGGCGACTATCCCGCCCCCTCCATGCCCCAAAAACCGTTCCACCACAATCGCAATCGTCTAAATAAACGCATCTATATAATAACGGTGTATTATCTTTTAGACACAAAATTAGCGACGATCTCATCATAACTCAATCCGCTTTCTTTCTTAATCTTCGTCATATAATCATAATAATCGGTAAGGTCCTGACCGTGATTTAGCATCTGCGATAATCGCATCACATCGTGCGCACCACAAGTCGCCTTATCATTTCCTTTTGCTTGATAAGCAACGGGATTATAAATTGCGTTAAACTCACCTTTCGCCTTATTTAGCAAGTTGGATAAATACGGCGTCGCTTCACCCAACATCACCCTCCGTTGCGGATTTACCCACTTCAAGGGTTCATCTATTTTGCTTCCATAAGAACAAAAATACTCTATTGTATTTCCATAACGCATCACGAGGACCCAATGACCGTTGTTCGGGGCGTGCTGATATAACAAAAATACATATGACTTATCCTTCGGTAAGAGTTGCTGAATGGTCTTATAATCCTTCAAATCGCTATACCGCATGATCTTCGCATTTGGATAATACGCACGAATATCACTATCGTCCATCGGTTCTTCGATAATTTCTTCTACGACTGGACTTTCTTTCTTGCTGACTAAATCCACATTCGGGGGTAAGGCTGGGTTCGCACCCGCACCTCGTAAATGATGGAACGGTGATGACTGACCGCCCCATAAGACTTTGATCGCTAAATTGTTTTTAGAGTACTTGTCATCTTTCCAATCGCCCTTAATATTTTTAGCTCTTGCTAAATATGCTTTACGATGTTTTTGCGCCGATGCTGGACCTTCCTCCATTCCGTATTCAATAAAATCACCGTATCCTTTTCGCCCGAACTTCACGCCATTCAATTCTAATTTATGAATACCGTCAGTTGCGAGTTTCAAGTCATTCCAATCCTTATATCCCGCCTTCTTCGCAAACGCTTTCGCCTTTTTCAAGAACTCGTTGTCGTCACGACCTTCACCGGTAAGTCCCGCTTCTCTTCTTTGTCGCATTACTTCATTCATAACGGATTGCGCCCGAGCCTGAAGCGACGATAATACTTCGCTCTTACCCGCTGGTGTTGCTTGCTTTCGTGCTGGGGCGCGCGCAGCGGCAGCAGTTGCTTTTTTAGGTCCTTTGATTTGATCCATGACGAGTGAGTACAATTCAGGATATTCTCTCAACGGCATTCCATCGTCACCAACACCTTCAAGCACCAACGCATCATAAAATAGTCGGTCGCCGTCATCTTTACGAGGGTCCATCGGTTTCACTCCAATTAAATAATCATTTCCGTCAGGCGCCGTCACACGGTATTCAATTGTCACTTGTTCCGTCACGGTCTCTTCTTCTTCATCATCTTCATCGTCAGCAATAATACGACGCTTTATCAATACCTTTTGTTTCGCCTTCGGCAACTTCACAACACTTACCATTTTCGTCTTCATCACAGCAGGTTTCGTCATTATCAAACGACCTTGTTCGTCCATCTCATATTCGGCAGGTTCAGCCTCGCTTTCACTCCCGCTTTCACCACCGACTAACCCTCGCCCCTTAAATGGTTTCAAATTCTTTCGCCCCTTAATCTTCTGTTTCTCGGCGATCTGTAATTTCAAATTCTCGGGGTCTAATTCACTCGCAGTCAGGGGTGTATCCTTACTAATACG